GCCGGAATCTCCTGCGCCTGTACCCGCTCCGCTACCTGCGCCCGCACCTGTTCCTGCGGGGGGAGTTACGCTACCTACTGGGGGTGTAACTGTGGATGTTGCCATTTACTTTTTCTCCTTGAAAAACTCGTTGATGCGGGCGGCGAGACGACCGAAGATCGCTCCACGGTCGGCATCATTCAACTCCCCTTCGTCGCCGACCTGCGACTCAAGGGCGGCGAGGCGGTCTTCCAGCTTGGCTACGGCGGCTGCCAAACCTTGAATCCAGTCTTGGTGACCGGGGAACCGCTCCGCGAACAGATCGGTCTCGCGTTGGTTCTCCAGCACGGCGAGGCGGTCTTCGATAAGTTGCCCCGCTTCCTTGGCATCAACAAGACGCCCATTGTTATTCTCGTCAAAGGTGACGACGGCCCCATCTGGGAACTTGTCGCTCAATTCGGGACTCACGGTCTTGAGTTGCTCGGGCGTTAAATGGATTTCGGACATTAGATTTCCTTCTTGACTTCGGTCACGACTGTCGTGTCGCCATACGTGCCATCGGGCAGCTTGCTGAGATCGGCAACCTTTGGAGCCACACGCTCGGTCTCGGCGGCGATTTCAACCTTGAGCGTCTTCATCCCAGCTTGGGCGAGGGTGTACTGACGGGCAGCTTCGGCCTCAGCTTTGGCGGCGTCATGATAGGCCCAGCCGATGACACGCTGAGTCTCGGCGATAGCGTCGTCGAGTACCTTGCGGTAGACCAGCTTGGCGTTGGGTGAGAGATGGAGCGCCTCGGCTTCGGCCTTGGCACGCAGGACGGCAAGATGAGCTTCGATCTGGCGAAGCAAAGGGAGGAGTTCGGTGTTAGTGTCGGGCATTACTTTGACTCCTGATTGAAGACGAGGCGATTGAACTGGACGAAGGTATCGACCTGTTCGCCAAGGGACGGAACGCCGTTCTCGTCCATGATGATAGTGTGCCCAGCGTGCTTAGGTTCTTCACCGCACAGGCAGAAAGATTGGAACGGCTCGTTGATGAGGGCGGCAAGCTCGTCGAAATCAAGCCAGTAGTCAAGTTCACCATCGTTGCGGTCAGCAACCATGTCCTTAACCTGCTCCGCTGTGATCTGCGGCACCACGGCGGCTTTGCGCTCACGCTTGGCCTGAGCTTTTGCCAAGGCGTCTGGGGCACTTACGAAGGCGTCGAAGGTGAAGAGCTTGGGCATTATTCTTTCACGAAGCCCAGCAGACGGCGGGCTTCTTCCTTGGTGATAATTTCGTCGCTAATCAAGCCTGCGAGGTCCCCAGGGCGACGTAAGGGGGCTCATACTGGGTTGTCGAAGACGGACGAGAAGATGTAGCGGCTCGGATCGTACTTAGTGATCTTGCCGTGGGTGTACTTTTTGGCGATTTCCATGTTGCGGACGAGTTCGCCCTTCTCGTTCTTCTTGCCGATGAACAGAGCCTCAATCCAATCCGAGCCGATGCCTCCGGGGTTACTCGCCAGAGCCATGCACGGAACCACGGGCTTGCCATTCTTGTCGATCTTGATCGGGCAGCGGTTCTGGAGGGTGAGGTACTGGAACATCTCGTAAGTCCACTCTGTCGCCTCATCGATTCCGATGAAGACGTACTCACCACCGTTGTAGTCGTATACGTCATGCTCATGCTGACAAGCACCAAACCACAGCTTGGAGCCGTTGGGGAAAGTCACAACGTGATCGTTACGGTTCCAGTTGCGAGGCCCACCGTAAACAGCGGATGGAATCTTCTTGCTGAAGTGATCCATCAGGGTTTTGTTCAAGTCTGGGAAGGTTCGGCGAAGCAACAGGACGTGGCAGCCCGGAATGTTCTGGCAGAAGGTGATAGCTTCCCACAGCAGGCAGAGGCTCTTGCCGCCGCCCTTGGCTCCCCCGTACAGGCGGAAGATGGCGGGGTTAGAGTGGAAGGCTATCTGTTTCTCGTGCGGATCGTAAGCGAGTTTGTTGTCTACCCAGACGGCGTAAGGATTGTGGCCTGATGGCTCGATATATTCGTAGGTGGTCATCAGAGAGGAGTAATCCAGCTTTTGGCTCAGACCTTGAGGAATTCCTGATTTATTTTAGGGATTGGTACACTTGCTGGTTGTAACAACGGCTACAGCAACCGCGACATCGTTTGGGTTCGTGCTCACAAGGCGTGATGTCCCTGTGCTTGATGTACGAGCACTTTGACCGTCCTAAGTAACGACTGTTGAGTCGCTGTTCCGACCGAGTTGACCACTTCACGTTACCGGGCTCGTAATGACCATCGTTGTCTTTGCGATCAAGGGTCGTACCTTCGGGACGTGGGCCTAACTCGGCGATGAATTGGACGAAGCTGGTAAAGCGGAACTCTATTCCTCGACCGCCGTAATATTTCCACGCCTTGTCACGGGGATTACGGCAGCGATGCTGGGCGGACTTATACGAGTTGTACTCTCGGGCAAAGCGGGTGCGGTGACGATGTTGGCCGGGCATGAAATCTAATACTCAACATTTCGCCCCCTCCTAATTTGTTTTTGGCTCCCAAAATTTTTAGGGATACTTCCCCACGAATTCAGGTCGATTCAACATGTTCGTGTACCGCACCCCCGTTCTAAAGCATTCTGCCTATTAGGGATGTACTCCCCTTCGAAAGTGCCCCCTCCTGCCCAGAAACGGGCGAAAGGAGGGTGGTGGGGAAGTTCCACTTCCCAGCCATTGTTGATAACACAGGACTTAGCACGGATGGTCATACGTCCACTTGGTCTTGCCAGACAGAACGTCATCAACCTGATCCAGCAGGTCGATGCCTTTAGCCATCACAATTTCGATTGGAGTTGCTTGTCTGTCGCTCATGATTCTTGAGTGTCCTTGTGTTGAGCATGTGTTAACGCTTGTCGATGAGTAGCGTCTCATCAGTCCGGGGTGAGGTAGGTTGGTTGTCTGGCTCACTGGCTACACTGAGCTTGATGTGAGCGGCTTGCAGCCGACTCGATACCCAACTGTTGCTCTTACCAACAAGCCTCATGGTCTGCTCTACGTTCTGCGGCCCGATGTCAGCGCCTCGACCGAAGCCGTAGCTCAACTCGACTACTGTGCGTTCACTATCTGTGAGGTTGGCTCGGTTGAATAGCTTCTCAACGTCTTGCTGTGCTTCGAGTTGCGCCGATGTGTCGTCTGCTGTCAGTGCTGCTGTGGTGTGAGCTAAGCAATCGCTGTCCCCCACCAGTTCGTCTACGCTGTTCTCTGTCTGTTGTCTGCGCTTACGTTGTCCTTGCTCATCCTTGAGCAGGCTATTGACGATGCAGGTCTTGAGATACGCGGGATTCTTGGCTTTCTTGGAGTGCCGTCTTTGGGCGCTCAACACAGCGCAGTAAGCCGTCTGGTACATGTCATCACGATAGTCTGAGCCACGTCCCTCGAAGATGAAGTCGTTGATCGAGTAGGTTCGGATGAGCTTGTTCACCAAGCCCCAGATGAACTTGTCCATGTTACCGAGGGCTGTGGGTGGTTTGTTTGCTTGTGGATTGAAAGGTTTAAGTCGGGGCATCGTTGCGGTAGCCATTAGTGCACCAGCGCGATCACGACGCCGATACCGATTGATGCTCCCAGAGTAAAACTCTGGGATTCCTGACTTGCCGATGTTAGACATAGGCAACCTCGTGGGCACATCCTGCCCCGATGTTGAGGGTGTTGATAGCGGCGTTTACGTCTCTATCGTGCGAGGCTCCACAGTCTCTACACACCCAACTTCTTACCGACAATCCCGCAAGTCCTGTAGGACCAGAGGGTCTCCCACATTCGTTACAGGTCTTGGTGGAATCTTTGGAAGCAGCCTCGATGAATGTCGTACCGCTTGTGGGCGACTTGTACGACAGCATCCCTCGAATCTGTGCGTGGGCTGAACTGCTCACGCTCTTCCCAAACTTCTTGGCTATTCCTTTGTGGTTATCCTTGCTCCACACGATGAGCACGTTTTCTGAAACTAATCGTGTCGTTAACTTGTGATTTCTATCTTTCTTGCGGTTGGCAACCCGTTCCTGAATGCGTGCAGCCAAATGCTTGTCGTGGCCACGTTGTGCTTGTGCCAATCGTTCTGCACTGGCTTCCAACTCCCGTGGGTGTTCGATGATTTCTCCGTCCGAAGTTGTCAGTAGATTCGAGAAGCCTGAGTCTATTCCAATTTCTCCATACCCAGTCCGCTCAATCTTCTTTGGCTCTGCATCTATGAACAGGCAGAGATACCAACCCGATGCACGTTTGACCATGCGACCGCACTTGATTTTGCCATCTGGAATGTCCATCTTGTAGAAGCGGACACTACCCAGACTCGGCAGAGTGATGCGATTACCTTTCGGAGCCTTGATGGGGTCAGGAAACGGAATGCTGGTGAGTTTGTTCCGCATTCCTTTAAGACGTGGCTTGCCAGCAATCTTCTTGAAGCAACGCTTCCACGCATCGTGCACAGTGCAGAGAACTCCCTGCAACGTGTGGCTAGGAATCTCCAGCCGCTCTCCGTGGTTCGCCAGTAGGTTCTGGAAATCGTTCTTGGAGAAATAGATTTTGTCCTTGGCGTTGAGTTCTATCTTTCTGACTGCAAAGTTGAACACAGAGCCGAGAATAGGAAGCCATGACTCAGCAATTCTTTCTTGTGTCTTGCACATCCGAAGTTTTAGTTGTGTCTGAATCACGGTATCCTCCTTTCTCCATCAAAGTCGTCGCTTACCCAGATTAAAAATCTGGGATTGCGCTCCTCAACTACCGTTCACGATGCGCTGTACCTCGCGCTCCATGTCCTCGATTTCCTCGATCTTTGCTTCATGCTCGTGGCAGTAATCGCCTTGGCAGGGTCGATCACATGTCACAGCAACGTCGCCCACAACCAACTCGTACTTGCACATGCTGAAGCTTTTGATAGTCATGAATTACACACCGTTAAACTCATCGGTCTCGCTTTGTCTGCGTCTGAGTAGCCCGGCGATGACTTGACCGCTTGAGTGATCCCACTTGTCTATCTCGACTGCCGCACCTGCGAAATCACCAGCGTTGAGT